CCCACCACAGGCAAGCCAGCCATTGGCTTAGAAAGGAGTGACAGTATGTTGGACATCTATAATGAACACCCAAATACAGTAGCCATCTCATCCGTGATTGGAAGAGAGGCTTGTACCGCGTGGAGTTTTGACTATTTCACGCGAGACCTGTATGAACTCGTGGCTACGTGTGAGGTACCGCTGATGGCCCCCTATGGGGTTATATCTTCGGATTCTACCATACACAAGACACGGCTTCAGGGATATCATCCTAGGTTGAGTGTACCGCATGATATGCGGGATCACGCCGGAATTCAACGGCTATCCGGGTTATTCACCCGTGCCGTTGCGTTATTTTCCGGTGATTGGGATTTTGGGCAACCTCCAGGCTTCAATGCCGAAGAGAACCCAGTTTACCATCTCAACATTAGGGGAGCTGTTGTCGAAAACGCTGATGAGTCTCACGTATACCCCGATGGGATACTGCAAGATTCTGATACGTTTTACAGTTCCTATAGTTATCCAACACCATCTCGCCCTGAGTACTTTAACGTGTACTCATCGTCGTATACGCTGCCTACCATCCATGAGGGCGATTTAAAAGATCGTCTAGATTGGATGCAAAGCAACGTGGGGTACGCCTCGTATTACTATAAAGGACATCCCCAAACCGGGTGGTACTACTATTGGATTCCAGCGATGAAATACACGCTGTTACCCGATGGTAGATTTGCCGTCATTTATGCACGGCACCGGTGCACGATTAAACAGGCGAATGGGAAGTACAACCATGACCTCAACTTGATTCACCACATGCGTGCCGTTACACCAGACGGGTTTCCCGACTGGAATACGGTCACGGACCTCACCGAATGTTACACCGGTGGGATCTATGCGGTGAGTACTACATGGTCATGGTCGTCTACTGTATACGCACCATATGTCATTTGGCCGGGAAGTTATTACGAAGCGGCTTTTAATGCTGCCAAGTTTTCTTTCTCGACCACTGAGGTGTGGGGACAGGAACCGTCTACCGATGCGGTAGCGGACCTCCTAACCTTTGAGAGGTTGCCCTCGACAGGGCGTACTAAAACTCTCGTGGGTTACAACGATACGCGTGGTGTTTATGAAGCCACAAGTAACGTTGGGTTCCTGGATTTCAGACATACGGTGAGACCGATACTCCTCGACGCGTATCCTCTGTGTTTCTTAAGTTCTAAGGACGCAGTCGATGCACACTTGGAGAATCAGGGTTTAAACCAATTCGAGGCCCTCGCGGACCTTGAAACCCTGTTCGGTTTGGTTGACGCTGTCAAGTTGGTCCGTGCTATACATCGCATGGACTGGACAGCCATTCAGAAGTCAAGGGCTCTACGTGAGATCCTTGGTATTCTGTCTAAAGCCAACCTGGTTTACTCCTTCGCTCTTGCGCCGACGGTGGAAGATAGCATGGCTATCGCATCGGCGGCAAAGGAGATCCGTAGGAAGTTCTTCGATGGGGATATCTTCAAACCTCATACTATCTACGGAAAGCATTACTCCGAAGTGCCTTCTGAATTAAGTGGGTGCTTCAGTGGAATGGGGGTGACTACGCGCTCGAAGTTACGTCTGAGTTTACATCCAGACTCACTCCTGAGTGTTATATTACCTCTCAATTCGCTCGGCTTGCTTCCGACCTTGTCCACGGTGTGGGAAACTATACCGTGGTCTTTCGCCATAGACTGGGCCTACAACTTAGGCAAGTCATTGGAGTTAGTCGATGCATTGGCACTCTTCCAATATTTCGAACTGGAGGAGTCCGTTCACAGTGTTTTATTTCACTACACTATGGATGGGTCGTTCTTCGAAGAGAACGGACTAACCTATGCACCGGTAGGGTCAGAGGAACCTAACGGGATCCAGTACCGGTTATACACACGGTACTTGATGGACACTATGCCATCATTAAGTCCCAGCAGGCTCCTTACAGAAGAGCTCTCGTCCAGAATACCGGACTGGAGCATCGCAGGGTCCTTGGTCTACCAGATTTCATTTGGGTAGTGTCCAAGGCCATACTTGCTACCATGTCCATCCGGACTAACCGGAGGGTAGCGGTATGAAACTTCATCAAAATAGCAGTTCTCGAAAGGAGACTACTACAATGACTACCACTATCTTAAACCTAGGCGACTCTATTGATGTTGACGTTGCCGAAATTAAAGCAGCGCCGATGGCTCTCTTCGGCCTCGCAGACACGGCTGTGCCTGACGATAATACCGTAGAAGCCACCTACCGGAAATTTGCCGGTAGCAAAGAGTATCCTATGGCAACCAGGGTTGGGCGTTATGTTAACCCGAAGTCCAATGACGGTATTGGTTTAACCAATACGTCCGTGAAGGTTAGCACCTTTGTGCAAGAAACCGACGCGGAGGATAATGTCATTTGGACGTATCCTGGTCACGTAGTCATAGCACTGTCGATGCCGGGAATGAGTGGCATACCCAACGAGGCTCAGATTCTCGAGCTTATTGGCAACGCCTTCACATTCCTTGTCCCGGTTGTTACGGGCGCCGTATCTACGGCGGCAATCGACGAGCTGAAGTTTGGGCTTGTTAATGGACTGTTAGATCATGCCAGCTCGGCAAGTTCTTAGCTGTCCATTAGAAGCATGCCCACTTATCGTCCGAGGGTCTGTATCCCCTCTTGGCAAGGAACCTATGAACGAATCCTCAGTTCACAAGACCTTGCCGATCAGGGAATTAGGGGAGATAATGCAAACATCGCAGAACTCCTTATCGTTTCCTGGACGGCGCTTCTGGCTGATTCACCTGTTGATTCTCGCAAACCTAATAGAGTTATTGATCAGTTTTTATTTACGCTGACCAACGACCTAAAAGGTGTTATCGCGAGATACTCTAGCCTCTCTGACGCATTGACTAGACAAGTCAGCGTCGGGGAGGACTCGGTCATTATTGACGAGTTCCTAGTAGGTATGAAACAAACCCCCGTATTCCGGGAGTACCTACATTTTTATAGGACTAGGGATCCTCTGACTCTAAGATTCCTGTTGACGTTCTTAACGTTCGGCAAGAAACTGTACTACGAGTCACAAGAACTTAACGCCACTGCCTTACGCGAGTGGCGCGAAGTTGAGGACAGGTTACGGACCGCGGTGTTACCACCTTTTGTGGAGAATTTACGTGAAGTTATTACGTGGATCTTCCGCGATTGGGAAGTAGGGCCTCTCCTGCCTAAGTACGGCGGGGGAGCTGTAGCTGAGAGAGACGTTCGTGGCATAACAGCCAAGAGCCGTATCTTTGAGCTTAGTCCAAAGTTGAACTACATGTATAATCGTAACTCAATAATGGATTACCCTGCATGGTTGCCTGCTACTCCCTCCTCGTCAGCAGAGGTGCGAACGAAGAGCCGTGTTGTATCGAGGCTGAAATTTGTACCAAAGGATATGAAGAAGACGCGCTCAATTTGTATGGAGCCGTCGGCTTACATGTGGGCCCAACAAGCGGTCCGCCTCTGGTATGAAGACAATCTGTCCAGGTCTATCTTACGGAAGCACGTCGTGCTTCAAGACCAGGGCAAAAACCAGTGGGCTTGTCGGTTCGGTAGTTTTACTAACCGAGTCGACACCATTGATCTGTCTTCGGCCTCAGATAGTGTGCAATGGCAGCTGGTTAAGAAGATTTTTCCAGCAAAGGTGTTAAAACATCTACAAGCCACGCGCACGGATACCGTGGAGCTACCTGACGGGAGCGAGTTTAAAGTTTCTAAATTCGCCCCGATGGGTAGTGCACTATGTTTTCCAGTGCAATCCACGATCTATTCTGCCGTCATCCTGATGGTAGCGATGACACAGCGATTCGGAGTAGATTGGCGGGAACCTGGTGTCTTCAAGGGGCTCGATCTTGACGTCGTATATAAAATGACGTTTATGAACGAGTTATCCGACGAGGATTCCCACAAGTACCAACCATTTTACGCCTATGGCGACGACTTGATCTGCGATCAGCGGATCACGTCAAACGTCATCGACGCCCTAACTGAATTAGCCTTCAAGGTCAATGTAGAGAAATCTTACATGGGCCCCAGTACTTACCGTGAATCTTGTGGTAAGCACTACTTTGTGGGATATGATGTATCTCCCATTCAGTTTAAGGTTAAGAAGGTAAGTCCGAGGATAAGTATCGACTCTATGGCCGGAGTTATTGATTTGGCCAATAGATGTTATGAAGCAAGTCTAGCCAACCTAAGGCGACACTTGATTCAGTTCATTCTTCACTATCCCATACAGGGGGTAAGGAGAGTGAATAAGCTTAATCCGGTTCTCTTTACTACAGACCCGGACGATAGCTTTGCGATACTTTGCGATGTGCCTCGCAATACTCATTTAGAGAAGAGACTGTTCGACGAAGATGATGCCGAGCAGTTCCGACTCAGGTTTTGGTTTCGTAGTCGAGAGAAGAACGTCCGTGGAAAATGGGACGAACCAACTCATTTACGTTACCAGAGGGATGAGTACCGGAGCATTACGCCGGGGCCACACTCTAAGAGTAAGTTGCCAAAGAAGTTTAACAACTATGCTTACGGTGTGTGGTGGCGATCGCGGTATGGATCCGCTGGAGAACCCCAAGATTACGGGGTTGCGGATACCAAAACCGACTCGCTAGGTGTGCGAGTCAGGTGGCGTTGGACTGCCGCCTGAGAAACACTTTACAGTAGGGGAAGATGCAGGGTGACCAAGCTCTGTGTCT